AGTTCAAGAAGCTGGTGCAGTCCATCAAAGACCTTCCCGAAATGGCCGAGGTTCGACCTATCGTGGTCAACACGGATATGGTCGTGCTGGGTGGCAATATGCGACTGAAAGCAATGCGCGAAGCTGGATGGAAGGACGTGCCGATTGAAGTGGTGGACTGGGATGAGGACAAGCAACGGCAGTTCATCATTAAGGACAACGTAAGCGGAGGCGAGTGGGATTGGGATATGCTGGCGAATGAGTGGGATGCCGATGAACTAAACGAGTGGGGTCTTGACCTTCCCGAGTTTGAGCAGGTACAGGAACTGGAAGCGGAGGAGGATGACTACGAGATGCCTGACGAAGTGCAGACCGACATCGTGCTGGGCGACCTGTTCGAGATTGGCGAGCATCGGCTGTTGTGCGGGGATAGTACGCAGACCGACACGTGGGAGAAAGTGATGAACGGATGCCTTGCGGATATGGTAATGACTGATCCACCGTATAACGTGGATTACGCATCAAAAAACAAAATGCTTAATTATTCTGATAAAGGGAATCGTATTCAAACAGACATTGAAAACGACAAAATGGATGGCGATTCATTCTATCAATTTCTTTATGATTTTTATACGGCACTTGGAGCATACACCAAGGCAGGTGGATCGTGGTATGTTTGGTATTCGGAAGCGGAGGGAATTAATTTTAGAAAAGCGTTAATTGATTCTGGCATTTTGCTAAAACAAAATTTAGTTTGGGTAAAAAATAATATAGTTTTAGGCAGGCAAGATTATCAAAATAAACACGAATCATGCCTGTATGGTTGGAAGGAGGGTGCAGCACATTACTTCGTGGATAACCGAACCAAGACAACGGTAATCGAGGACAACGTAAACATCGCCAAGTTGACCAAAGAGCAGATGAAGAAGATGCTGACCGAGATACTAAGCGAAAAAACAGCCACAACCATATTGCGTGCCGACAAACCGCATAAGAGCATAGAACATCCAACAATGAAGCCGATTTTATTGATTGCTCCTTTGATACAAAATAGCAGTAAGGAGGGATGGATTGTGTCTGATGCCTTTCTCGGCAGCGGTTCTACAATGGTCGCAGCCCACCAACTAAACCGCAAATGCTACGGAATGGAACTTGACCCGAAGTACTGCCAAGTCATCGTGGACAGGATGCGGAAGCTTGACCCGACCCTGACCATCACCCGAAACGGACTGCCGTACAAAACAGCCGACTAACAGCCGTGAGTAATCCGATACCAAACAACAAGCCGTTTGAAAAAGGGCAGTCAGGCAACCCCAACGGAAGGCCGCGTAAGTACGTGACCCTGCTGGTTGACCAAGGCTACAAGCGTTCCGAAATCAACGACACGATTCAGAATATGATGGCGATGACCGTTGACGAATTGAAGCAGGTATGGGACAATCCGAAGGCCACGATATTGGAGAAGACTATCGCATCAGCAATGCGCAAGTCAATCGAGAAGGGAACGCTTTACAGCCTTGAAACCTTGCTATCGCGGGTGTACGGAATGCCGAAGCAAGAAGTGGAAAGCATCGTACACATCGAACAGCCGCTATTTAATGACGAACTATGACCCTAACCGAACTACAACACCTGCTGACCTTAATGGATGCGGACAACGAAAGAACGCGGGAGGCTTACAAACTTGGCATCGACCTGACCGAATTTAGAGAGAGCGCACAAGAAGTTATAGACCTGCTGTTGAAGCACGTGTTAAATGAAGAGCAGTACGAGTGCTTGACTTGGTGGATGTACGAGAAGGACTTCGGCAGGCGCGAGGATTTACAGATGTGGGACAAGGATGGGAAAGAGATTTGCCGCACGGTGGAAGAACTGCATCAATTTTTGTTTGCGTGAGTGACAAGATAGTCGAGTCAGTTATTGACCAATTTAGGACAAGAGCCGAGGCGGGAAAGCGCAAGTATGGCACGACAATGGAACGCGATGACCTGACATTCGCACAATGGATTCAACACTTGCAAGAGGAGTTGATGGATGCAGTGGTTTACATCGAGAAGATTAAGCAATCAGATTGAGCTTCAAATACACAACAGCGATTAAACGCATTCGGCAGGTGGCCGCTCGGAAGAAGGTGATTCAGGGCGGAACATCTGCTGGATGTTGACCCCCACTGGGCAACTGGTGGGGGAACGGAAAAACAATCGCCATCCTTGCAGTGCTTATCAACATCGCGGCAAAAGCCAAGACCGAAATCAGCGTAGTATCTGAATCCGTGCCGCACCTTCGCAGGGGTGCAATCAAGGACTTTGCCAAGGTGATGCAATGGACTGGACGCTGGGCACCCGACCGCTGGAACAAAACCTTGCTGACCTACCACTTCGCCAACGGAAGCACGATTGAGTTCTTTTCAGCAGACAGCGAGGGTAGGCTACGCGGCGCAAGGCGTCAGGTGCTGTATATCAACGAGGCCAACAACATCGACTTTGAATCGTACTATCAGCTGGCAATCAGAACGAGCGAAGCGATATACATCGACTACAACCCAACGCACGAATTTTGGGCGCACACGGAGGTGCTACGCGAGGATGATGCTGAACTGCTGGTGCTGACGTTCCGCGACAACGAAGCGTTGCCTGACACGATACGCAAAGACATCGAGATGGCGGAGGTGAAAGCCGCGACATCAACCTATTGGGCGAACTGGTGGAAGGTGTACGGTCTTGGTCAGGTGGGCAGTGTTCAGGGCGTAATATTCAGCAACTGGACGCAGGTGGATGAGATTAACTACACGACTTCCAAACTGGTCGCGCTTGGTTTGGACTGGGGGTATACCAACGACCCGACTGCATTGGTGGCGGTGTACAGGTCAGGCGATACGCTGACCCTTCACGAACTTTTGTACAGCAACAACCTGACGAACCAAGACATCGCGACCAAGTTGCGCGAGTTCGGTATCAATCGGGCGTGGGAGATTGTCGCGGATTCAGCAGAGCCGAAAAGCATCGAGGAGGTGCATAGGCTTGGCTTCAACATCAAGCCAGCAAGCAAGGGACAGGACAGCATCCGCAATTCCATCGACATCCTTCACAGGTTCAGCATTCAAGTGACCAAGACCAGCGTGAATCTGATTAAGGAACTACGCAACTACACTTGGGATACTGACCGCACGGGTGCATCGTTGGGAGTGCCTATTGATAAGTACAACCACGCCATTGACGCGGTGCGTTATGTTGCGCTAAACAAGCTATCGCAAAGTGCAGGCGGGAAGTATGTAATTATGTAGATTTGCGTTATGATACACCCAACAGCAATCATCGAGGAGAATGTCACGCTTGGCAAAAATTGCCGCGTCTGGGCATTCGCGCACATCCGCACAGGCGCAACGATTGGCGACAACTGCATCATTGGCGAGGGCGCGCACATAGATTACAACGTCACAATTGGCGACAACTGCAAAATCCAAAACCACGCGCTGATATATCACGGCGTAACCATTGAGGATGATGTGTTTGTCGGCCCGAATGTAGTGACCACCAACGACCACCTGCCAAGCGTACACGGCGATTGGATGAAGAATGGCAGGTTCAGGAAGACAATACTTCGCAAGGGTTGCAACATTGGCGCAAATGCTACGATTGTCTGCGGCATTGAAGTAGGCGAAGGCGCGACCATTGGCGCGGGTTCAGTCGTGACGCGGTCAATACCTGCCAAGGCGTTGGCATACGGCAATCCAGCCAAAATCAAGAACCAATGAAGATACTAATCGGGTGCCTATTCTTTCGCCAGTACACAGGTTCGGAATTGTACTGCCTTTACTTGGCCAAGGAGTTAAAACGCCGAGGCTTTGATGTCACGGTGGCAGGTATGTACATTCACCTGCCAATCACAAGCGAGGCGGCATTTTACGGCATCAAGGTCGTGGAACTATCGCAATTGACAGGCGATGAGCAGTTTGACATCATCCATTGCCAGCATAAGCCAGTGACTGAACACCTGTGTCAGCTATACCCGACAACGCCAAAGGTTACGACCATTCACAGCATTGTCTATGATTTGGAGCGACCTGTAAAGCACGACAGCATCAAGCACTACGTTGCGATTGCCAGTCACGAGCGCGAATTCATTATCAGCAACTACGGCATCCCTTCGGACAAGGTCAGCACCATATACAATCCTG